CTCCAATCTGTGTGTAAGTTTTTGATTTTCAAGAGCAAGCTCCTGAATTGCTTTAAGTGCTATATTGGTCAATCTGAGATTATCCAGGTTCAGCGTGTCTCCGTTTTCGTAAACAAGCGTAGGATCCACTGCTTGGACCTCTTGGGCAATCAAACCAATCTTAGTGTGTGCTTGTCGTGGTCTATCCTCTTGCTTCTTCCAATCGTATTCCTTGAACTGGAATCGCTGGATATAATCAAGAGCTTTGTGCTTGCAATCAACGATGTTTTCTTTCAGACGTCTGTCTGAGAAATGCTGGTTGACAACTGACCACAGACTGTATGCTGTGCCATTGTAACTATAGTAGATATCATTCCCTGATCCACCAAACGCAAGTGACACATTGTTTGAGTTCCAAAGACCAATCGTGGCTGTTAGTTTTCCGTTAACACTACCCGTATCAGTCTTAAACCAACCTATCCCTTTTGCCTTGATGTAACCTTCAACAGTCATAATAAAGTCATCGCTTTGTAATGCGGTCGAATTGGTAGTTAAGTCTGAATCTTTATAAATGTATAGTCCGTAAGGAACGTTAGTCCCACGACCATAAGAGCCTATAAATTGGACTCCCAAACCGTCTTTTGAATTAACGGTTCGAGGTACATTGATTTGTAAACCTCCGTCTACTGTATCAAAAGAACCGTAAGTGCCAAGTTGAATTTTGGTATGACCAGTTAGGGTTCCCCCATAGATGTTGGCCCCTCGAATCGTTCCACCATAGATTCGGTCACCGCTTAAAATACCTGACCGAACCTGACTTGCATCGATTGCAACACTCTGAACTCGGTTAATAAATGCTTGCTTGGCAAATAGTTGACCCAAGTAAGCTTCGTTTGCGACAAGCTTATTGAAGAAAGCCTGATCAACTTTCAGTTTTTCGGCCGTAACAGCTTCAGCATCTAAAACAACTGTAGTCACTGAACCAGCTTCAAAATTTGCCGTTTTCAGCTTATCAACCATAGCCGACTTGATAACTGCCTTATCAATCAGGGTTTCGCCGGTAATGTGAAACAATTTTCCTATAAAACGGTTTATCCCATCAGCTCCTAGATTAAGCCCAGAGATGATATCTCCAGCTGAGTTGATATTCTGGACAGCCCATGAACCAGTTAGTTGACTTTGAACCGTGCGAATCGCTTCGTCTGTATCTTCTGGGGCTTGGGTGTAAGGTGTTGCATACGATCCTTTTTCAAGCTTGAGGCCTGCAACGTAAAGATTTGTGTTTTGGTTAAGTCGTTCTACACGAGGGAAGATAAAGCCGTCCTTAGTAATTTTGAAGGTAAATGAGTATCGTTGCCATTCGCTTGTTATAGAGACCGATGTTTCGGATGGAACACCCCAGCCTTTCTCGACGGAGCCGTTCCTATTTACATAAAAATTTACTGTGTCATTCTTCCAGTCACTCTTCATCCATAAGCTGAATGTATAAATTTCACCAATCTTCGCATCAATCTCTTGTCCAATACCATTCCACGAATTGCTTTTAAATAGGACATCACATCCTTGATACTTGTCTGAATGTTTTTTCCAGCCAACAGCCATATTTTTCCAATCGCCTGAAAAGTTTTTTGAGCCTTTCAACAAATTTTGACCATTGCTAGCATTTTTTGCAACTTCAACTTGAAAGAGTTGATTTGTCATAGCCATGCGTGCGACATTGTTAGCAATTCCATTATCTGTATTACCCAAAATCCGTTCATAGAGCTTGCTAGTCTCTTGCACTCGCTGGAAGTCCGTCTGATTAGCCTTTCCAGAAAGCAGTGAGGTGATATCTGCAAATCTGCCATCTACTGCTGTTTTGTAGTTAGCAATCTGCGTGGCAATCGATCCATTTTTCGGGTTGGTAATAGCTTCAAACCTACGCTCAAGACCTCTCACATCCTCTTGATAAGTAGCCTTACCAACATAATCTCGAGCGACCAGCTCACGAACTGTCGTCGCTTGTCGTGCGCTCTCTTCTCGAGTGTATCTTCTCAAGGATTCCTGTCGCTGATTATCTTGACCAACATAGGTTTCAACCGCTGCCATCTTAGTAGATAGACCATCAGCAGTCTGCTTAAATTCAGTCCTAGCTTCTGTGATTTGACTTTCTACATCCTCAATAGCTGGACTCCAATCAGTCGCGATATTGCCTTTCTCAATCTTCACATCCCAGACGCTTTTGACAGCTTCCTTATGATAAGTATTAACGCGTAGATGGTAGATACCTGTTGGTCTATTCCAGATAATTTTCGTTCCTGTTGTGCCTGTCTTGAGGTCTGATACAATTTGATAATTTCTGACATCCTTGTCCATAATCCAAAGAACTACGTTATCGGATTCTTTAAGTCCATCATGATGAGCTGTAAAGTTCCCGTCCGTTTTGGCAGAAATGATATATTCCTGCCCCTGTTCCATGTAAATAGACGTATTTCCTACATACAGAATGTTGTTGTCAAAATTTGCTGGCTTTCTATCTGGAAGAAAAGGCCCTTTCGAACCTCTTAACAAATTCCGTCCACCGACCCTCATTTTAGCGAAAGTCTGAGTCAGCCCATCGATACCCTGAGCGACTTCTGATTTGGTCGCAAATCCATTCATCTGGCCAGTCATGCGACTAAGGGCCTCTGTGGTCGTTCTGCGATATTCTGAAGCTTGATTGACTTCATTGTTGACCGTCTGTTTCAGAGCGTCCAAATCACCTGACAAGGCAGTTTGAGCGCTTGTAGCCTGCGACTTGAACGATTCAAGTTTGGCAACAGAATCCAACCCAATTTGCTTAGCTTCCTGAGCAAGCAGGGTACTTGCGCCAGCATTTCTCAACGCTTCTTCAGCCCTGCGCTTGGCTTCTTGTAATGGACCGTTGTTAAAACTGCTAAAGCGCTGGTCGATAGTGTCAGAGAGTTGTCTCTTGACTTCTTCGGCTCTGGCTTTGGCAGATTCGAGAGCATTATCAAATTCAAGTTTGTTGATTCGCATCTTCTCGTCGAATTCTTTATCCCTTCGATCGACCTCATCTGTGATTGCTTTTTCAATCAGCGATTCACTAAATCCGCTTACTGCATCTATTATCGCTTGTTGCCGTGTCGTACGATCTTTGGCTTGTAACGTTTGATAATCTCCGAGTTCAGCGACTGAACGGTTATCATCTAACTTGTCGATGACCAATTTGTGGATTCTAGCTTCAAAAGCTATTCCAATCTGGTCTCTTACAATTCCGACGCTATCACCAATCCAAATATCTTGTTCGATAGCATTAGCTAAATCTAAAAGATTGGCTTTGAACGTAGCAATAGGAACAGAAAGACGTTGCAACTCTTTATAAGTCGCTTTCAACAACTCAACTGGATCTTCTATGTTCTCGTTTGTATATACACCAAAACGATGCTTAATAACGCCATTTTGGTGCAAACCATAATTGTTTCTAGCAGCCTCATTAGCTATATAATTCTGGCCGGCTGGTTTGTCAACGGGGTCCCCTTTTGATACTGACCAAGTAACATCTTTAAATTGGATTCTACGTCCATAACCGCCCGTAGCTTCTCCAGTATCATCTGTGCTTTGTTCACCCCTACCCCTGCCGATAAGAGCAGTTACAACCTCGTCAGACGATTCTTCGTAGGTAACATTTAGAATGTTAGAGCCGTACTCAAATTGATGACCTGTTTTTCGTCCAAAGCGCTGATAAAGATCAATGTAACGACCGATGATTTTGTTTTCGACAAAAGTGTACCGAACCCGAAATTCACAACCGAAAGACTCAATAATTTTGACGAGAGCCTGTCTGACAGAAATGTAGTAAAATGACATCTTTCCGTTTACGATTAAACGGTTGGTGTCTCCAAGCTGATAGCCTGTTCCTTCTAAAATTCCACGCAATACTTGATCAGCAGTTCCGCTAGGTCGCTTATCCTCAATAATAAATGAATGCAAGTCGCTTTCTGCTCTATCAATTCCTTCAATAGTTAGACCGCTGTCATAAGATTTTTCTGAAATCCTAAACAAACAAAAAGCCCTGTCTCGTGATTGAAATCCGAAAAACTGGGCTTCTTTGATAATGTCCGGCTTGTAATCAACAGGGATTTCAAAGCTAGACCTATCAAATTGATTTAGTTCAATCGTATGAGTAAATTCTGCAAGGCTCGCTTCATCGATTACATCTATCAACTCTTCTAATTGGTTAAATAAATAGATCATGCGAACACCTCTCTATACTCAACGCTATTCAACGTAGCTCCAACAACTTGAAACGTGTTTACACCTTTTTGCAATTTAAAATAGCGACTATTAACCATATCGAAGTTCATCAACTCGTTTCTGTTGTTCAACTTGATTTCTCTCGTCTCACAATTAACAAGTAGATTTGAACCTTGAATATAAGTAGCTTTTAGCCGAATGTATCTCTGCGTTTCAAGATGCAAGATGCGAATTTCAGAACCTGCTTGTGTTGTTAGTCTCAAAATAGGTTCTGTTGGAAAATCACCGTTGTATATAATCTTGCTAGTTGTTACCGTTTTAGGACTGGTATATTTAAAAGGATCATGGCAAATGAAATGCAACTTGATAACTGTATCATTTGCATCTTCTAACTCTGGTTTCTTAACCTTAGAAAAGATAGCTTTATAATAGCGTTCTGGATCATCACCGAACACTAATTTCTTAGCTTCCCTAGAAAACAACAATCGATTTAATCGCTCGTACTGTCTACGCATACCTAAATCAGTAAAACCTGTTAACTTGACCTGTATCTCAATTTCACGCTCTTTATAAGTAGCACCATATAGATATTGGCCATCTCGACCTTTTATGGTTGCAGTTTCATGATGAAAATCAAGGACATCACGCCCTGTAGTATTTGCCACAAAGAACGTTCCGTCCTCGTTGTTCATCTCTTGATTGAGGCTCACATCACCGAATCGAACTTCTAGGCCAGAGTTAAATGTTGGTGTGCCTCTGATTGTGTCGTTAAAAGTATACATTTAAAACACCATTAAAGGCTTTGGGCCTTCAATCTTATCCTTTCTTCTTTACTTTGGATATTTGAAATATCGGAAACAAAGGCTCTGAAATCATTTGAACCAAGAGCGAGGTTAATAATAACCGGTTCTTTCGTCTGATTAACCTCATACGTTGCTGATAATGTACCAGAAACATTATTTGAGAAACCACCTTGCAAAGAATTAGACATCGCTGAAACTCTAGAACCTGCATCGTCAAACATCGAACGAATACCGTCTGCCATTCCGGACACATTGCCTTTGACATCTTCAAAGCCACTCATTAAAGCGGTATTGAAACCACCCATGATAGCTTGACCGGCTGGTATCAGCAATCTACGGTCATACGAGATTGGCCCTTTGTTTTCTGCAATCCAGCTAGCAATACCTCCAACAAAATCTTGAACTGCTCCCCAAGCAGCTTTTAAACCACCTAAAAAACCGTCCATAATTGCTTGCCCAGCTGCACTCAAATCAATATTCCATAATTGGTCGAAGAAACCTTTAACCGCTTCAATGGCGCTAGAAACTCCGCTTTTAAGTGCTTCTAACGCGCTTAAAAAACCTTCTTTCAAGGCGTTAGCTGCATTTACTACAGTGTCTTTAATCGCATTGATAGAGGTTGATACAAAGTTTTGAATACCTGTCCAAATTGTTGTTACGATATTTTGAATAGCGCTCAATACTGTGCTGATGATATTACTAATCGCATTGATTACCGTTGAGATAACTGTCTGGATGCCTGTCCAAACCGTTTGTACAATACCTTTAATAGCCTCCCACGCAGCACTCCAATTTCCTTGGATAAGCGCAGTCGCTACGCTAATAATACCTGCTATTACATTCAAAACAGTGGAAATAACTGTAGAGATAACCGTCCAAACCGTCTGAACAATTGTAGTGAATACCGTCCAAACTGCATTCCATACCTCTTGAACAATCTGCATGCCTGTCGTAATCACGTTTTGGATAACTTCAATAGCGCTTGTGATGAACTGCTGAATAGCTGTCCAAACCGTCTCGATGACAGGCTGAAGCATATTCCATGCGGTCGTAGCGACCTCTACAATACCATTCCAGATAGTAGACATGAACTCAGAGAAGCCAGCCCACAAACCTTTGATAGTTTCGACAATCGGTGTCAAAAACTCCACAAAGCCATTCCATGCAGTTGTAGAACCCTCTGTGATACTGTTCCAAAGATTAGTAAAGAACTCTACCAAACTATTCCAAGCGGTTTTAATTGCTTCAATGATTGGTGTCACTACTTCAACGATACCATTCCAAACTGTAGTAGCTATTGAAACGATTCCGTTCCAGAGAGCTGAAAAGAACTCTGTCAAAGCGTTCCAAACGTTCATCAACGCTTCCACTATCGGTTGTGCACCTTCTAAGAAGCTGTTCCAAACATCTGAAGCAAAAGACTTAATACCTTCCCAAAGCCCAGAAAAGAATTCTGTTAAAACATTCCATGCAGCCTTTATAGCATCGATAACCGGCTGAGCCTTCTCCATGAAGCTATTCCAAGTGTTTGAAGCCGTTTCTTTGATGTTATTCCAAAGATTAGAGAACCATTCGACAAATCCACTCCAAGCATTCTGTATCCCTTGCCAAGCGTTAGAAGCGACGTTAACAATTCCATCCCATAAGCCTATGAAGAAATTTCTGAATCCTTCACATTTATTCCACAATAAAACGAATGCAGCGATTATTCCGACAACCGCTACAACTATCAGACCGACAGGGCCTGAAACGAATGACACAATAGCTGTCGCAACGGGAGCTAGAAAGCCACCTATCTTAGACAAAATATTTAGTCCGCTCAGAGCGAAGCTAGCAAGTTTTGAACTTCCTGCCATAAATGTTAAAGCTGAACTTGCTGCTTTAGACCCTCTAGCAATCCCCCAAAGGGCCGAACCAACGTTCGAAGCGCTTTTCATAGCGCCGAATACCGTTTTGGATGTTTGGGCCGCATTGCTAAGTCCCGTCAAAGCATCCGCTGCTAACTTAGTCGTTCTTTGAGCAGTTTTAAATGCAAGAAATGCTGATGCAATGGCTCTTATCTGCTCTGGACTCAAACTTTGAACAACCTTGGCGAAGGACTGAATAGCAGTCGAAGCAATACTTAAAGCTTTCCCGATCTTTTCACCAAATGAGGCCATGTCGCCTCCAGAAAAGGCTGATGCAACCTTCTTAATAGCTTCCCAAACTTCGCCCAACGCCTTTTTAAAATCAGCAATTGCGCTTGTATTCGAAAAACCTTGCCAAAATTCCTTGATTTTAGCAACAGACGCACTCACGAACGACGCTATCTTTTCAACGATTGCATCAAAGTTAATTTTTGACAGGACATCTTCAAGACCAGTTGCTAACTTCTTAAAATCAATCTTATCAAGCTGATTCATAATCGCTTCAAGAGCCTTGATACCTGCCTTAGATAATGCGTCAAAAGCTGGTTTTAGTTTGTTTGCTAGCGTTTCTTTCAATCCATCTAGCGCTTGGTCTATCGTCTTATAGCTTGTGGCCATGTCCTGCATAGACATACCAGCTCGTTTAAATGCTTCAGCAAAATCATCTGTTTTAACTTGCCCTGCTTGAATTTTAGTAATCAACTCATTTAGAGACATCCCCATTTCTTTGGCAACAGCACTCATACCTGCCGGAGCCTGTTCCATCATGACACGAAAGTCTTGCCAACTGATTTTCGGCTTAGCTAAAGCCTGCACCATTTGTTGAGACAAGGATTTCATCGCTTGCTTAGGGTTTTCAGCAGATGCGGCAAGTCCACCCATTGCTTCAACTAGTTGTCCGCTGTCCTCACGACCGATTGCAGCCATCTGTGAGAACGTACTCGCCATATCTGAAGCCGAGTAGATGGTTTTAGTGGCATAGTCCTGCATAGCCTCTTTAGCTTGGTTGATTTGGTCTTTACCCCAACCTAATTTACTAAGGTTTCCATCAAACGTGTCCCACGCTTTCTTGGAACTGTTCAATTCTCCAACCATTTCGCCCAAAGAGCCTTTAATGCTACCAACTGCTGAACCAATTACTGAACTAACCAAGTTTGCGCCCAACATTGATTTAAACATAGAGCTACTCTTGTTTGAAATCGTATCAAATGCAGATGATGTTTTTTCAAGTCCGTTAATTGCCTTCTGTAATCCGTTCAAAGTCGAACTCATTCCTTTGTCAACCGCGGTTAGTATCGCTTCGACCGAATAAGTTTCTGCCATTATTTACCTCCTTTCATTTCAAATTCGCTTTCAGTAAGAGTCGCTTCTCTTCTTCTGAAAGTTGATACTTTTGCTTAGTCGTATCTTTTTTCTTGTAAAAATCACTGTATTTTTTATATAAAGGAGTTTTGCCGTCCAATTTAGTAGCTTCCACTTGTCTAGATAGCCAAGCAGAGCGATGTAAGAGTTCATCTTCATCTTGTTTTCTTAGCAACACCCCAGTCATTAGCAAATCGTACTCGTACATTGTCATACGACCAATCTCGTTCATGTCTGTGATGTTCAGAAATCGTACACAATTTATAATGATTTCCTCAAACGTTTCAAGAGATGATTTCTTAACTACTTCTTGAGATCTTGGTTCATCTCCGACATCAAAGACTTACCCGCATTTGATTCACTCAATTCTTGAATAACATCATCAAATAATTGTTCTAAATCTTCATGCTCTTCAACAAACGTTTCAACATCGGCTAAGGAAGGTCGTGGGCTTTCTGTGACTGTTCCGTGATAGAGAATATCAGCCAATGAAGCGATGTTTTTAGCGTACAATTCAGGAATTTTAGTAGATAAAGCCATTCCGAATTTCATCCCGTTTCGCTCAATTGGGAAAGTTTTATCCAACGAACGTACAAATTTAACACCGAATTTCACATTGTAAGTTTTTCCATTGATTGCTAATTGCATTGTTATTTCTCCTTTTTTCTACAAAATACAATAAAAAAGAGAGGCATGCACCTCTCTCAATTTCTTCTACCCACCAACTCCTGGAACGCCTGAAGCTGCTGATGAACTAGATGCTGACTTAGTAGTGTCAGCGAACTCATACTGAACCACTTCAGCTTGGCTGGTGTTGAGAGTAGCATATCCCTTGACACCAGTACCATTAACTGCGATTTCTAGTTCGAGTTCAATCAAATCTTCAGCGTTCTTGGTTTTCTTGAATGCAGTTAGATAACCTTGGTAGTATACTGACTCAAATTTATCACCTTGCTTCTTAGCATTCTTTTCGATTTCCCAAACTTCGATAAGTTCTCCCTTATCCATAGCTTTTTCAAGCTTAGCAACAAGTTCATCGTCTTCAGCCATGATAGTCGTAGCGCTGATAGAAACCTCAATGCCACCAACTGATTGAAGAACGCCGTCTTTAGTTTTAACCGAGTTAGCGTCACGGCTCTTCTCAGATGAATGTTCAGTTTGAAATGCTAATTTAGCACCATCTGCTTTGCTTGCTTCACTCAACAAGCGAAATAATAGAATACTGTCAATCCCTTTTTTTGCAATAGGCATTTCATGCCCTCCTTTTTCTATAAAATTGTAAATACTAACCGAATACGACCGCGTTTTAGCGGTTCGACTGTCGTATCGTCATCCATAAGCGATATAGTTGATTGAGCAATATTCAAAGCTACATGATAGCCGTCTGCCTCACCAACCATCATCGCTTGAGCTAAGATACTCGAACACATATCAGATACCTGTTTACGTTTCTTACGAGTGCTCCAAACAGAGACAACCAGTTCAACTGTCCCCTTAACATCCGTCTTGTTTGGCACGAGCAATGAAGTCGTATCCTCAAATTCAACGAACGGATAAGGAGCATTATCGTCTGGCTTGTAATCGTAAGTTGTGTAACCTAAAAAAAGACAACGTTTAAATACGCTGTCAAAAATTGCTTGTTCTCTTGATTTCATTTAACCAACCTTTCCAAATCACGCTTGAAAAGTGCTTTTTGGTCGTCAAAAGCTGGCTTAATAAACGGTTGTGCGCTCATTTTCCGAGTGCCTAGTTCAACGTATGCAGCATAAAGTGTTCCGGGGGCAACACGATACTTGAACCGATCAATCTTACTACTGTTTACAGAGATAGAACGCTTAGTAGCACCAGTAGGCTTCACAAAGTGCCTGCTGCTTCCTCTACCCTCATAATGCCCCCTAAATTTTGAAGCATTCTCAACAGCTTTCTTTTGCATGTTACTGCCATGCTCTTCGATGATTTTTTCAACTTCTTCAAGCTTTGCAATTCGTTGCAATTTCGCTTGAAGCTTGTCTAAACCTCGAAGTTGAAAAGTTGTACTACCCAATCGATTTGTCCCTTTCTAAGTAAAAAACTGTCTCGGATTGCTTGTCTGCTCTACACTTATAGCGTTCTCCTTGATAGTTAAGATAATCAAATGCGATTTTAGGTTTATTTTGCAGATAAACAACCTTTGAGTCTCGCTTATAAGCGCCAAATACAGCAACTTGCTTATTAAGACCCAAGTCCATAACATAAGCTGGCAAGACAAGTCGTTCATCTTCTCCTGTTGTGTATTCTCCAGTTTCTGGATCATACACTTCGGATTTCTTATTGAGAATTTCAACTCTATCGTTATATCTCATAACATTTTAAACCCCGCATTGAATGTTTTAGCGCAAACACGCTTGATAATGCTGTCATACTCTTTGAAATCATCTGAACTAAAGGACATCGAAGCACCCTCTATGTCGTGCCTTGTCAGCCCTTCTGCACCTATGCGATTAAACCGTTTAATCATAACCTCGGTAATGATGTAATCAAGACCTTGTGGAACATCATCAACCCCAGCATAAGCCAAAAAATGAGAAGTTGTCAACGTAGAGATTGTATGAAGTAATGTGTCTTGTAAATTATCGTCAATTCCTAACAACGTTTTAACTTGAGAGATATCTGCCATGCTATCCCTCCAATACAGAGACAAGTTCCTCTTTGTTCAAGGTTGAATAACCTTCAATATTTCGTTCTTTCGCAATATCTTTTAGTTCTTTCACCGTGAAATCTCCATAGTTGATAACTTCTTCAACTTTCTGCTCTTTGTTTTGATGATGTCTGCGTAACATCATCCCCATTAAGCACCCCCGAATTTAACGACTCGTGTAGGATCGTACAAGTAAACGCCATAGTGTTCATCACCAGTGATAACCGTTGTCTTTTTAAGGATGTCACGGTCTGTTTCGATAGCTACATCACGTTTAAGATTGATTACAAACGCTCCGTATTTAGCGACATCATCTGTATCTGTGTCAACAGCTGAAACTTTAACAAGGAAACCTTTACCTTTTTCAACTTTTTTAGTACGAACAATTTGAATACCATGGAATTCGCCAAATGTCCCAGATACAACGATATCCGCGCCGATTTCTGAACCACGAACCCACTCTTTAGCAGCATCTCCGCGCAAAGCAATAGCATCTTCAGGGTTGAGAAGAGCAACGTAACGTGCGTCTTCTTCGTCTGCAAAGACTGCCAACGCTTTATCAAGTGCATCGCCAGTTGTAGGTGCTTCAGCTACGAATTGAGTGGCTTTTTTAGCTTCTTCCACTAAATCATTATCTACTTTGTTAGCGATAGCCAAAGCAATTTGATGTGTCGCTTGACCGATTGGATCACCATAACCAGAAAGAACCGATTCATCTGTAAGTTCAATACCTTTACCAGCTTTTTTGATCGTCATAGTAGACTTCTTAGTAGTCAATTGGTCTGGAGTGATCGCTTCACCCTCGGCGATGTCTTTGGCATCTCCAGAGTATTCCCATTTTGGAACTGTGACAGTTGTGCCTGGTTGCCCAACAAGTGTGCGCTCGACGAATGCAAGCGGTGTGAATTTAATCATTTTAGGAAGTTTAGCTGATACCATATCAGCCATTACTTCTGGGTTGACCATTTGTGCAAGTTTAGTTTGTGTCATTGTCTATTATCCTTTCAACTTATGATATAGTTCTGGGTTATTTTGTAGTAATTCATTTCTACTTTGATAACCCATTTTGTTAAATTGTTCTTTGGTAATTCCACCATCAGAAACATCTTCCATCTTCTTAGGTGTCTTACCTTTTAGTTTCTCACCGACTTTCTTATCGGCTAAGTCATTCACCAAAGCTACAAAGCTTTCTACAGCCTCCTGTGTAGCCTCTGCGGTGTCTTGTACGACAAGTCCTAGGATTTTATCATCTACAACAATACCGCCTTCAGAAAGCATTTTAGAGGCTTCTCGCTCTAGTCCGCTACGATTGATTTTGGCTTCCAGTTCAGCAATGTATGCTTTTTGTTTTTCCTGTTCATACTCTGCTTTCTGGGTTTCGTTCATCTGACGTAGCTTTTCGGCTTCATCCATCTTAGCTTGATACTCTTTTTCAGCAGAACGCTTGGCCTTAGCTTTTTCTTTCTGAATGATTTCATCAAGCTGAGATTGTGTGAATGTTTTTTCTGTAGTTTTTTCTTCTTGAGTGCTAGCTTGTTCAAGTTCAGGTTCTTCTACAGTTGTTTTTTGTTCTTCTGCCATTTAAGGCCCTCCTTTTAAGTCCGAGTGGACTGATATCCTTGGCTTTTAATGTCGTCAAAGTTCGGACAATATAAAAACCGTACGGGATTCCATACGGTTAGGTTTTATAGTTTAATTTCTTCAATTTTCGCACGCTGTTCTAGAATCGAAAGATAATCCCACATGACTGAACGCTGACGCTTTAACAAATCAATCGGGCATTTAGGTTCAAACTCTAGCTGCCCTTTTTCGTATCGACCAATCATCGTGTCTATTTTTTTGAATCGTTCTCTCAATTCATGATATTCTTTTCTAAATCTTTCTTTCCAATCTACCATTTTTTCTACTCCTTTCTTCAATTCACTAATTTATAGCAATTTACAGTGATTTATAGCAGTCTATTCCTGCAAGTCAAGATTCTGGATCACCTCCTAATCTTTAATAGAACGATTTGAAACCTTGGCGTAAACATCCACATAAGTCTCTTTCTTGTCTCCGTTATGCGTGATTTCTGCATAATTTCCACAAGGTTCGCTTGATGTAATTGCGTTCGTACTAACAAGAGCTTTCCAATTTTGTAAAGTCTTGCTAAACCAAACTACAAAGCAATCTTCTGCTTTGATTTCACGACCTGATAAGCGCGAAAATTCTTGTGATGCCAATTGTTTTGCTTTTTCTAACATTTTATTCCTCCGTTTTTTCATATGTTTCTGCAAAAATATCAGGCTTACATGGATAAAATTCACCTTGCACGCCTTTGATAATGTAGTCGCCTTCTGTTGCTACCATCAATCCTTCAAGTGTTTCTATCTTTAGAACTGGATTATCCAAATCAGCATAATCTACACGAACTGGATCCAATCCTAACTCTGACAATTTCAAAATTGATTCTTCAGTATCTACGAACTGAACCGCCTCAATTACTACAGGTTTCTTTCTGTATTTCATTTCTTCAATCCTTTCTGAGCACGAAAAAAGCACTTAGATTTTTCTAGGTGCTTTGATAATTGTTGGTTATTTTTTTTACCCAAAACCGTGTGAAAATTTATCTGGCAATTTTTTGCCAAGTTTGATGCTTTTAATTAAAGTATCTTTTACAAACGAAGCAAACTCTTCCAAATCGTCGCCTGTATAACTGTAATTCAAGGTGTTTTTATCCACTGTAGCAATGCCTTCACACTCTCCACTCACTGCAGAATATTGTCGCAGAGTGGCGTCGTCTTCAATCCTGCTCAAAGTAATAATCTGTTTATCAATCTTCGCCATTTTCACTTGCCTCCTGATAATTAAATTTTATGTTAGCTTTTTTATGAGCTTCATCATAATCCATTTTTTTATGATTCATGTAGTACGACTCAAGACTCTCGTGTTGTAGCATTATTATATCACTCTCTTTTGGGTTGCCCGTGTATAACCTTTGGAAACTTTGAGCCATATCATAATGTGGATAAAAGTTCATCATTCTTTCTTCAAAGGCTTCATAATCCCACAATAAATACTTATTGTCTAGGATGTGTTCTAATGCTTTTAACACTGTTGAATATGGTAGTTTACTGCTTTTTACCATTTTTTTCACAACGTCTGCTCTGTTCGAATTTCTCAACTGATTGTAGTATCTTACTGCGAAGTCATTCTTTTGTTTCTCTACGTCTCCACGAGCAGCGCTTATTGAACCGCTAGAGACTAAAGAATCCAACTTATCCATACCCTGATTATACATCTTTTCCCCGTCTTTCGCAACATACTTGTTGTTCAAAGCTTTATAATCCGTATCATCACGTATTCCATAGCGCTTTGAATCTTTCCTAAAATGCGGTACTGTCGTACATCGACAGTTAGGATGAAACGGTGGTGCGTTCAATGCTGGAACCAACTCAGATACTTTAAATATCTTCCCATTGAACGGTTGGCAAATCTGACACGCTTTTAATTCTGTCATGATTTCATATTCTTCGACACCATTAGCCTCATAGTTAGTTTTCTGTGCTTCTGAATAAACCCTTGCTGACTCTGTAACTGCCAACCGTCTAGCGTAGCCATACGAAACATCAAACTCTTTCCTAAGGTTGTTAATCAGAACATTTGTGCCTTTGCCTCTCAAAACGGTATCAGTAACACCTTTCTTGACGATATCTCTCAACTCGCTTTGCCTTTCCCAAATTCTAGAAGACCACGTCGCATTATTGAAATTAGCGTATATAATCGTATCTGCTGATACTTTTGAAGCTTCAAAACTTCCGAGCGTCATATTCAAGACACCAGCACTAAACAGATTCTCTCGTCTGATTGATTCAGTCAAATGCTTATCTATGATTTCAAACTCACTCAAAGCCAAATCATATTGATGTAGTTTGATATTAGCTTGCAACACTTCAAGACGACTTGTTTTCATCTTAAGATTATACAATCTCATCAAGTCGTTTTCTGCCTTTGTGAAATCCTCGCTCGTTACTTTCTGACCACGTTCCCTTATGCGATTGGCACGTTCAACTAACTGTCTAGCCTTAAACTCAACATTGACCATATCGAGCCTATCAGCTCTCTGTTTAGCTTCTAGCTTCGTGATGCCTTCTTTATCAGCGTACCTTTGCCAAAAACTATCTATTTCTTTCTGAATATTGTTAGCGTGTTGTTGATAGACACCGTGCAGTTGATAAGCTACTCTCTTATCTGCTAGTTCCCTAGCCTTTTCTTCAGCACGATACCTATCTTCCCAATACTTATTGGTCAACATCTGCTATAACTTTCTGACTTTCATCTATTTCAGCGTCTGAGTAGATTTTTTGTTTTTCTAAACGAATCTCAAGATTGCTCATAGATTCCTCTTCTTTTCCCATTTTTTCGATTTCTTTCTGCGGATCATCTATGATAGATAGGACAGATAGCTTAGTTTCTTCTGAAACTTGTCCAGATAACTGTCCTACAATCTGCGCCTCTTCAAGAATGTTTCTTGGTACATTTCTAGTAAATGTATAGGTCAAATCTGTCCATGCATTTTCATAGACCGTTGTCAAAGGCACGCTAAACACAATCTGATACAAGCGATTAAATGCAGATTGTAGCTTTCTATCTTTCATGCGAGCTAGATTGTCCATCGCCTGCAACTTAAACGCAAGAGCAGTGCCGGATGAATTTCCAAATTCGGATTCAGACATATTAGCAACCATTGAAATAGCAAAAATAGACTCTTTCAATAAACTGATAAAGTTCTCTTGCGTCGTGTCTGAACTTGGTTTTTCTAAGAAATTAACCTCAGGCAACGGTCCGTCACCATTTTTCCAAAGATTGAAAATCCTGTTCTCTCTGATTTGGCCAGCATCTTCTTCCTGTAATTCAACGCCAAGTACCTTCAAATAAGCGTCTGCGAAATAATCTACATCATTCGCTTTCTCGCTTGCTGCCTTGTTTAAAGCATTTATCAAGGTCTTGACGCTTTCAAAAATACTTTGCCGTTCTTCGTTCTCAATCACTTCAACGACTGGAATGGAACTATAGATGTGTTGAGTACGCTCACCAAACCTTGCTGAACCACCAGTTGAGAATGTAGCGTCAATCACTTCATCATTCGTGATAACTTGTCCGACACCTGTTTGGCTATTCTCGTTAAACGTGTACCTTACTGCAAACAGTGGTCGCTCTTCAATGCTATTATCATGCACGATGAACATATTGATTGGACTGTTATATGTCGCTCTAGTCTGCTTGTATTCGTCTTGATAAACATAAATGAACGCATGACCAAATACACTAGACATCTTAGCAAGTTCAAACTCTGAATCTTCCATATCGTTGATCTTACGGAACTTGGCAACAAATTCATTCACGCCTTCGTCTTCATGCTTGATTTTAACTGGCACACCAATTTGGTAGCCTGTGAACGTGTCTACAATATATTTTGCGTAATTAAAAACCAGGCGGTTGTCTGGTTTCCAACTATCTTTTTTAGGCATTTTCAAGACTTCATGTTGTGAGAGATACATATCCTCACTTTCAACATAATTCTTGACTAGTTTGCTCATGTGAAGCCTAATCGCCTTGGTAACGATTTCTTCATTCACTTTCTCACTCGTTGTCGTGATGACTTTTCGTTTATTAACAAAAACTTTTGCCAATTTTAAAAACCTCCTTTGAATAGTTTAATTTTGGTTTTATATATCCTGTCTTGCAAAGCGTATCTTATAGCATCGATGCAGTGGTTATAGCTATCTACTGGCTCATTTATGTATTCGTTCGTCTTCTTATCTTTCTTCCAGGTATAATTTTCAAGTTCTTCAATCAACTTTACGCACCTTTCATCTACTATCCAGTCGTACTGTAAGAGATACTGGATCCCTTGCATAACCGATCCAGGACCTTTCTGCACATCGATAACCCGAGGAATTCCAAGATTTCGCAATTCTTGGTTCGATTTCTTTTCTGCTGAGTCTGCTCTGATTTGCTCTTTAGCATACCCAAGGGCCTTGATACTTTCTGCGATTTTGTCATTCGTCAATCCCTTTCTTACAAATTCCTCAACGACGTATAAACGCTTGTTAGTATCGTCTATTCGTACATGAAGCAAGGCTGACGGGTCATTGATAAAACCGTAGTCAAGACCAAAATAAGCCGGCAGATGCTCCCATTCGCTTTTATTCAGTAACCGCTTCTCGTATTTCGGAAAGACTAGCTTGTCCAGAGTTGCGAACTCACCCAGAGCGTAAATCTTGTAGTACGCTTCATTCCTGTTGGCCAGTTCTTCGATATTCTCGATTGTAACCTGGTCTAAAAAACGATTATCTTTGTATGACGTATGATAAACAACTGTATTTGTTGGCTTCTTCACAAAAAAAGCGTTATACGTCCAGTTTACTTTCGATACCGGGTTAAACATCAAAAAAATTTGCTTATTCAAGTGTTTCTTATCCCTTAAACGCAAAGTCAACTGCGTGTAATCATCTAATGTGAACTCAGAGGCTTCTTCCATAACGACATCAGACACACCCTTGATTGACTTTATTTTCTCTGGGTTGTCCAGCCCTTTGAAAATAAACTGAGCTCCGTTTGGCAATTCTATTCGGTATGCTGAATTGTTGACCTTGCACTTGTCGAGTAACTGCCAATTATCCAAACATTGTTTCATATCCTCAAAAATCGAGTCATACACAGTAGATCCAACTTTACGCAAGAATAGAACCTTGCGTGGATGCTTCCAATCTTGGCAAGCCTTATATACTACTTTCTGAATAACCCCATGGCTCTTTCCGCTTGAAGCTCCACCGTAGTGAACTTCGGTAAAAGTTGAGTAATCGTTAAGCTTGTCGTAGATATGCTTATTAAAAACTCTGCTAGGATATTGAATGACAATATTGATTTTCGGCCTAGTCTTCGTCAGCATCCCAATCACCTACCTTAATTTCGATCACTCGTTTATTAGCTATATCACTATCTAGTGTTCTTTCGTCACGTTTATTTCTAATCTGCAAAGCTTTAATACGCTCTTTTTGTTCTTTCTTATCAAGGTTATCTTTAGCATCTGTTGTAGTCAGCTTGCTAATTTGTTCAAACGCTCTAACGTTACCTTTCATAGCCTTCTGCATCATAACCATAGCTAGAGCCATTTCATTAGTTGAGTCAAAACCTAATTCTTCAAGTTGTTTCTTCACGTTTGGACTTGCAACTTCGGCTTGCAGGATTGTCTCAAAAGCCTTTTTTAGGTTCGCTTTTTTTCTACGAACTTTGCCTGAAGCCACTCCCGCTTTTTTTGCATTTTCTCGGCGTTCGCTCGGAGTTCGTTCTGAATTTTTTATCAAGTTTTGCTCATTAGCCATCGCCTCACTTCCTTTTCAAAAAAATAGAATCAATTCAATTTAACAGCTTCTCTTCCTGTCTCTTTTTCCCAACGTCTGATAATCAAATCGACGTATTTGGGTTCTAATTCATTGATATAACACGTCCGTCCTAGCCTCTCGCAAGCGATAAGAGTTGAACCGCTTCCTCCGAAAACATCCAAAACAACGTCGCCTTTCCGAGTTGATGACTTGAGCATAAGCGCTACTAGCGCGAGTGGTTTGGAAGTTACATGTCCACCTGCGCGCTCTCTCTCATCCCCACTCGTTCTACTAAAATGTAATACATTATTGAAATTCGCATGTGTCGCGTCAAAGAAAGCGCGGGTCGCGTAGTAGTCCTGTTTGATACGGTCGTAGTCCTGTTTGATACGGTCGTAGTCTGCCGTCCATTCTTCACCATAGTATTCAGCTAGTTTCTTGTAATGTTCAAACGGTATGAGCGACCATTGGGATTTTGTAAACCAATGCGAGTACATTGTTACACCTGTTATCTCTTTCAATTTCTTCGATGTCAATCCTACGCGCTCAGCGGCTTCTGCTAGCGGCTTCCTGATTGCCTCGTAGCCTTCGAATTAATTATTCAAGTTCGTGTTAAAACCTTGGACACCTTTCATGACAAAAAGACACTTTTCATCTGCTATTGGGTACATTCTGGCGTACTTCGACATTTGACCTTGAGCATTTCCTTTGTCCCAGGTCAGAAGGTTTCGGAAGGTGATTTCCTGCGTTTTTTTCATCGGACGCAAGATATTGCTGTATAAATCCATGAGTGGCTCGTCTATCCCCCAACAATACCAGCTCCCAACTTCTCGCATAGCGTCGAACGTGATGGGGACCCATTTCTTGTTGAATTCTAATAAGTCATCGTAATTCAAATTATCATTTCGCACCCCATCCTTTTCCTTTTTCATTCCATAAGGAGGATCTGTGTAGACTGTGTCAACCTTGACACCATCTAGCAACTTCTGAATATGCGTCGCATCTGTGCTATCTCCACAAGATAGTCTATGCTCCCCTAATTGGAAAATATCGCCTGGTTTAATGTTTGTTTCTCGTAATTCCTCGTCATATTCATCTTGTTCTACGTCTTCGATATCTTCTTCTATTTCTTCAATATCTTCAAAATCAAAGCCAAAATCTTCCATATTGATATTCGTGATATCTTCGAGTTCTAACTCTAAAATTTCCATATCAAAGCCTGAATTCATCGTCAACTTATTGTGGGCCAAAATGTACGCTTTCTTTTGCTCGTCAGTCAAATGAGATAGACGAATAACTTCGATATCTGTATAACCAAGTTCAGACAACGCTAAATACCTGCCATGTCCTTCGATGATAACGTTGTTTTCATCGACTGCTATCGGGTCATTATTCCCAAACTCTAGAATAGACTTCTTGATCTGTTCAATCTGTTCACGAGGATGTAGCTTCGCATTATTCTCATACATTTTGATTTTATCTATAGCTAACAATTCAATTTTCATCATTTCCTCCACAAACAAAAAAGCCACACGCTTGTGTGACTTAATGAAGACCTCTCTGCGAATTAAAATCGCAATTGGAACGACAGGACTCGAACCTGTGACGTCTCAATTTCCTAAACAGGACTTAATCCGTCTACCATATAACCATTAATCAGCATGAGACTACTGCTTTAAGCGAGTGACTTTTGACAACTTATAGTTTATTATCTTGTCCACAAATATTCCTACTTGTATCACTCATGCACGATTGGTTAGACCAATCACTCCTTACATCGCAAACTACTAAGCCATTTTTCAATTAACGAAGACCCCGCTAAAAGTCTAAGCTGCTTTACTCTTTGACTTTACTCTTATCCTTGCGAGACTTGAGCAGGCAATCTAATTGCCGAAGTACACTTTCGTTTGTGACGGGCGATGACTTTTGCTTTTTTGAGTTTTTTTCTATCTTGAATAGCCTTAAAATATAAAAATCATCTTTCATCTATCACAGACACGCATCGCCATGTGTTTCATTCTCTTTTGAAGAACAAAATGCACAGCGCCTGCTTGTTATCGATTGTTTTGCGGACAATCGACTCACCTTACATACTTTTGGGAGGCACCCAATTTTTGTAAGATATGGTATTAAGCTCTTGTTGCACCTCGAACCAAATACCTCTTTCCTCTTATAGACTCGTTTCACAGCCAAACTGCCACGTTTGCATTTCCTCAGCACCTTGCCGTTGGAATCTTTCTGCTTTAACTTCGCCCACCTATTCCAAAACTGAAATAGTTAAGATTAAATTGCTTAGATTGACCATTGCTGGCAGGAAGTTTGATAGATTTAAAAACATCCTTTTCCTGAGTTACCACAGATTATCTAGGCTAAGCCCTAAAAGTGCAAGGCGACTACTACCTCGTTTGTTAATTAGAAATAAAATTTCTGATTTTTTTGTAGTCTTTAACGGCGGTGTTCGGAGTCGAACCGAATAAAAGAAGCTTATTAAAATTAGGAGACAAAACCACTTACCCGTCACCGCCTTAGAGAGGCCGTAGCCTCGGTTTTCATAAAGGAGTATCATTTGCTTCAGCATTTGATACTACCATTCTAACAGATTTTTAGAACCGTGCCGTCCCAAATAGTCCCATTTTGAACCTATAACATCAGATGACTTCTTCCAGGGCTAAAATAGCCTCGTTTTTTAATCTGTAATAGGTTGTACGGCTCATTTTTAAATCATAGCAAATACTATCAGCCGTACCTTTATTGATATAAGTCATCCTCAGGATTGTCCTATGCTTTGGATTAGTCAGCTTGTTAATCATGCGGCCTAGTTCCAATTTGCGATTGATTGCAACATTAGTATCTTTCTCAATTTCATCCTTCATCGTGATAAGTTGAACATATACATCATCAACTTTTCTGGTCTGACTGCTCTTAACCTTCGCATCGGCCCACTTAGGACTTGAGAGCAGACCAGCCTCAAGCTCGTTGATTTCGTCGATACGACTCTGGATATCCATGTCAAGATTTTGCAATTCGCTTAAAAGCTCTTTAGCCTTCACTCTCTATCTCCTTTTGTGGTATAATAATATTATTGAGATTATAGCTGAGACAGAGAGTGTCTTGGCTTTTTTTATTTTTCCCCGACAAAGACGTTCATCGGCAGATTGAAATAAGTAGCTACATCTTCAACGTTGTATAAATCAGGCACAGCCTTTAAATTCTCCCAATTCGAGATTGTTGCAGTTGAATAACCTAACTTATTTCCTAATTCTTTCAAAGTAATCTTATTGTCTTTTCGTTTTTGCCTTAGCATGAATGCAAATAACTCGCATTGTCTTTTGGTTAGTGGTTGTTCATAGTCCATGTTCCATCTCCTCAATCAACCAATCAAGGTTCTTGCGTGCTTTCTTCAGGTCTTCAAGACCGTTTTTCTTCTGGAAGCGTAACATATACTTGATTGCGTTGCCCCAGTAAAATCCTTCTACTCCTTCTAATCCAAAAGCAAAATTCTTAACAACTTCAATGGCTTCAAGCCCGAATTTCCCCTTATAATGGCTAGGGTTGTTGATTTTATCAACATCGTTAAATTCTTCCAAAACTTGTTCATAAGATTTTTCTTTCATTTTAATTCCTCCTCATAAAAATCATATCATTGTCAAAATTCCAAGGATGATGTTGAATTTCTTCTTTTCCGACAGGTATTTTATAATGATAGACCACTGCTCTAATCAGATGAAGCGGTCTGTCTAATTGGCATGCTATTTGTCTACAGCTCATACCCATTTCCCCAAGTGTTTCTATATCGTGTTTTGACACATCCCATTTCTTTCTTCTGTGAGGTAGTCCTAGTTTGTTCGCTTTTATAACCACTGCATCTAAACTGCGATTTAATATTTTAGCTAGCTGGTTTAAATCTTGAACTTTTTGATAATAGCGCCGTAAAATTCTTATTTCTTCATCCTGCCAATGTCGTTTTGTAAACTGGCCTTTTCCTTTGTTTATTATCTCAGACTTACATCGGACAGAACTAACTGTACGACCTAAAAATTCAGCGACCTCTTCAACCGTACTCTCATTATCGTTGTGGGCTAGTAAAATATAATCAACCTCATCTTCTGTCCATCTACGTCCTGCCATAATGTTTACTTGCCCCATGTAAATAATACGTTCCATCTTTTCGCTTGTTGATGTAATACGTGTACTGCCCATCCGGACTAGCGTAGGAAATCTGCTTCTCTCCTCCCCAACAACCATTGTCGCGCATCATATGGCAATGCTCCATAATCCATTCTACGTCAGGCATCTAGTAACTCCTTATTTTCGTAGATGTTGCCGATGATTTCTCTATCGCCAGCTATATGATACAATCTCTCAAAATTATTGTATCTGATTAAACTATTAGTCCACATTCCTAAATCAGTTCTGTACTCGACTACACCATTCAACAATCCATTTTTTGTACCAAGAATATCCCCCTCAAAGATTTCCTTGCCGTTTTTGTCCTTGAAGCCTGTTGATTGCATGACGACCAGATGATCAACAAAAACATAATCTGGACTAACAAAGACAGAGGATTGGTCAACTACTACAACCTGTCCACTTTCTGTTATTGCGAAAGTATCTTTAAACATCTCTTTATTTGTGGTATCCCACGCTCTAAATTTTGGCATCATAATTTCACCTCATCTCCAATTCTAAACTTGTTATAGACTTCTTCCGTAACCACGAACACCCCGTAATCACGAATCGTAAGCGTGTATAGCTTTCCATGTCGTCCTTTCTCGACAACCTTACCGAATATCTCGGCGCCTGCGTTATCAGCTTTATAGATAACCATCGGCTTCTTCTTTTCTAAATCTCGAATCCTGTCCATCTGCCAGATGTTCAACCCAGCAGATAGCAGGATCCAGCCAGCGATAAATCGTTTCATTCTGTAACCTCCCCTTTTAAATATTTATTTTACCAAGATCGATCGTCGATAAATAGCGTTTTACAGTCTAAGCATAGCACGACGCTGACCGGTTTCAATCGACCGGTCGAATTATCGAAATGTCGCCAATCAGTATGGTGATGTACTGAAGACGTTGAATTACAATTTGGGCAGAATAGTTGCTTCATCCTTCCACCTCTTCAATCTGTATCCCTGGGCAATCAAACACCCAGCCGAAGCCATTCGAAGCTACTTCCTTTTTCGTGAGTTCATAGCACTGTTCTGAAAAATTAGTCCCTTTTGTAAAAAGGAGTACTACGGGAGAAAAATGTCCATATTTATCAGATACTCCTGCATTTTGGTTGATGAGATATAAGTCCCCGTCATTTCGGTTTAGAAGTGTAATTTTATATTTTTTCTCCTCAACCTCGTAGCCGTCAAGCCATGCACGAGCGAATGTTTCTTGGTTTACAAAAGCACCATCCGCATCAACTTCCGTCAACCAATCATCAACCTCATTGCTCACATACACTTGCGATATCGCTTGTCTTATACTTAATCCTCTTTTACAGTATTCAATCCAATCCGCCACAAACTGAGGTACTTTGACTGGTTGCGGTTCGTTTAATAACTTTATCAATTCCAACGTTGTTAATTTATCAATCTTAGGTCTAAGGCCACTGCAATCTACTGGTAACTCAATAACTGCTTTAATCAATTCCTGCTTATTCATCTTCCAACTCCTTCACTTTATGTCTCAGTTCTTCGTTCCTCTTGATTGATTGCTTGTAGCCTTCGGGTAACGTCTGTTTTAAACTCATTATTCCACCTTTTCGAGTTTGACTCGATACAATCGCTCTCCTCGATACTTGCTCTCAAGCTGAGCCTTGCATTTAGCAGCATCTCCCTCTTTCTTAAAGAAGTGGGTCTCATCTACCATATTGTCAAAATATAGTGTTACAGTATAACTCATATTTCTACCTCTCAACTTATCTTATGGCTTTCCAGGCCTCCAAATTCGTGGCCATGGTTTACGAAATACGAACCAATCAGAATGGCATCAGCCTCGTCGTCTTTGACGTTCAGGTTGAATTCATCCGAAACCTTAGCAACGGCCTGCAGCTTCATTGACTTCTTGCTACGGTCTTTGTAGCTGAACTCCCAATACTTGCGCCAGGTCGACACATTCACGAAATACACATTATCAGCAACCAACCGTCCAAGAATAATTCCTGTCACAATTCCAATACTGATCATAGATTGTTGATTTGGCCCCATGACCGAGTTCTTCTCGACCACAATCGATTCAAAATGACAGTCGTACTTCTGGAGCGCTCTCGATTGAATTGCTCGCAATTCGCTAGCCATGAAGCGCCCACGTTCAAAGAACGATTTACTTTTATGTTTTAAGACACCACTCTGGACAAGGTCAGAGCCGTGAAATACGGCCCATCCTGTCGCAGTAGTTGAAACGTCTAACGATAATGTCAGAGATTTCATTGCAGTTCTCCCTTGATACCGCAAAGATCAAAGAGATTCCTCTTGTTGTTTTCTATGAACTCAAAGAACTTCTGAAGCTCAGCCAAATTCCGTTTCTCTGCCTTGACTCCTAAGCTAGAATGGTATTCTGTTGGCTTCTTCGGCGTCGCCTTAATATCTAGCCAGTAGAGAGGCTCGAACACGTCGCCACTTGTATCAAGAGAAGCATCTGCGTCCGTATTTCTGAAATGCATCTGCATATCATATTCAATTTTATTTGTGATCGTGATGGTCTTGTCCACGATTTCGAGTGTGATAGTTGTTCCTGGGATGTCGATTTTATTTAGCATTTATTCCTCTCCAAAAAAATGCGACTGCCTTTGTGTGTGAGTTTGGCTAAATACGGGCAGTCGCTCGTCCAAGGTCACATGACCTTTACTGACGTGTTTCTAGTTCGCAGTTTTACAAGAATACACGGCTTGTTTAATTTTGAGTTGTTTCCAAAATGGAAACAGTTGGTTTTGGGTTATTTTGATTTTTCAACAGCAAACATATCCTCGAATTCATCTGTCTGCTCTTTGAACTTCATCGGGCTGTCCCCTCTGAAATAAAATCCATTGTCATCCAATTCGCCTTTGACTCCTGTCGCCCAAGACAAGAAAATTGAGCCTTGGCAGTCAGGACAATTCATAAAAGTAAAGTAAGGTGGGACTTTCCACCGCTTCGCACATCCGCAAAACGGGCATTGCAAATCAACATCTACCTTCTCACTTGGTTTCTGCGAAACCGCTGTACTTCCGATAAATTTTTCTGATAACTTGTCCTTTACTTTTCTGATATCGACAGCATCAATTTCAGTTAATTTCCGCTTGAATTCATCATCAATTTTTAAAACAGTCCCCGCACTCTCAGGCTCTTTCTGAGTTAAATCCTCAAGGATTTCATCAGCCCCTGTAACCATCTGATAGGCTTTGAATAATGTTTGATAATCAAGTTCCTGCGCTCGCTCAAAACTCAATTTTACGTCATCTTGTTCAATGTAGATTTTCATTTTTCCCCCACTTTTTCAAATTTAACAATCATTTTCAATCCAGTTGTTCGCCGGATTTCCTTGTCTGAAGCACCCTCTTTCAATAGCTTCAGAGCAACATCTTCCATGCTACGAAATGAGCCGATGTACTCATCGTATTCCCCGCATGTTTCGCAGTAATCTGGCTCTTCGTAGCAATCTAGAGTGTACCGGCCGCCTAGGTGGTTTTCGTAGAGATAGATCACTAGAATCCTCCAATCAGATCGTTCAGAGTAACGACTGCATTTAGTTTCTTCTGGCTTCTGCAGTAGTCACAATGCCCGCAATTTGTAGGCTTCTTTTTGCCCTGAATCACGTCCCAAACTTCGACGATTTCGGACTTGATTTTTTCCAAACCTTCCTCAAGCCATTCATCATCGATTTTCAGAATTTCACGGTCTGGTACGGTTTCTTTGCTGACTGCCACGATGTAAGGTCTAAAATCCTTACCTGTCATTTGTTTTAAAAGTTCACGATACAGACCAAGCTGCCCATGATACCCAAAATTCAAAATGTTATTGACTGCAGCGGGAACTCGCTTCTTGAGTTCTGCGCTCCATTCTTCGGCATAGATAGACTTCATGGTTTTTAAATCCACAAAGTAGCCACGGCTCAGATTAACACTATCTAGCTTACCTTTGACTGGCACTCCTTCAATTTTGCCATAGACAATCAATTCTTTTTGAACTTCATCCGATGAGTAGCCATGATACAAGCGGTTGAAGCCTTCATCGTCTTTTAGGCTCTCAATCATCTTGTCGCCAATTAGAAAATCGGATTTGAGGTTTCCTTTATTTTTTCCAGTCTTGGCAAGTAGCTTCTCGCCATTTTCATCCATGAACTGCTGATGCGCTTCTGGACTTTCGAAATAGCTGTGAACGTAGTTTCCGAGGAGCAAGGGCGTTTCATCCCTCTCCTCGGTCCATTCGCTACTATCCAAAGCGAATGCCTTCGCTTGGCATTGCTGATACCGTTTGAAGCGTGAGTTGGTCAACCAGCTTGTGTCTCGGTAGTAGTTCTCTTGTGTTAGTTCTTCCATGGCTACTACTCCTTAATATTGGTCGTATTCCCCTCAAAGAAGCTGAACTCTTCCAAAACTTCGCCCGTTTCTTCGTCAAAATCTGGGATCTCATCTGCTGGGTATTCGGTAGAAGCTACCTTGTCAGGATTTGCCGTTTTTTTAGCCGTTTTTGGGGGTGTTTTGGTTTCTGCGGTAAATTCTCCATCTACCACATTATCGCTCTCTGTGGGCTCGCTAGGAGTTCCTAGGATACCGTCCAATGTTTCAGCAACTGGTTCTTGAGTGACGTCTTTGATTTCGTTCTTGTTTGAAATTGTACTGTCTGTGTTATCTGCAGCGATAGCTTCCTGCAATTCAGTAGAAAGAGGGGCGTAGGTTGAAAGCATGTGCTTTAATACAGTTTTACGAGCCATGGCATCAAAATCAGACTGCCATGGACTATATTTACTAGAGAATGACTGACTGTACTTCTTGCCGTGAGCTTGGACTCGTTCTTTGGTCCAAAAGACAGTCTTTTCAAAACCATTAGCCAATCGCATGAATGCAAAGTAACCAACGACTTTTTCGTTTTCTTTTGGAATAGCAGTCATGTCCACTTCAAGATCTTCAGTCAGAGGATTAAACCCTTTATACTGGCTTTCGTAGACCTCTCCAGCGTTTAAACGTGTGACTTGTCCGCTTCGTTGTGCAAGCTGAATCAATCCTTTATACCCAACTTGGAACTGCGCCTGGTTCTTGTAAGGTACGATGTACGCATAACCAAGACTAGGTTCGATTGGCAAGTTAAGGACTGCAGCTTTCATAGCAGCGGTCATGATGCTTTCATTGGTAGCTTTAGCTAGTAGGTTGTTATTTGTTACGATGCTAAGTAGACTGGCCACGAATTGCTGACCGTTGCCATTTACCACTTCTGAAAATTTCTGTTTCACTGCTGGTGAGTTAAAAAATTGTTTGTGTGTTAGTTCGTTTGTCATTTCTTTCTTCCTTTCGTCTTCTTAAGGTTCCAATTCTCACGTTTTATACGTCTGTTTTCGTTTTGCAATTTTAAAATAATATTTTGTTGTTCGTTGATAATTTCTCCGAGTTCTCGGCCGAGATGCATATACTCAGATCTCCAATTGTCGATTTCTTCGTGTAGCTCCTGAATCATATTTCATCACCTACATATCGATACTGACCACATCCAATATAGATGTACTCGCTAGGGTCAAGTTCTTCTCGTGGTTCAGGCGGTTGCATCATATCTCTATCGTAATCAAACATGAGCGTACACCTTCCCAAGTTCCAGAACTCGCTTCACATATCTGGCCTTTGACGTTAGCCCGAGATCCAGCAATTCGTTTTTTTCTTCATGATTAGCCAAAAGCCATACACGGTTTTCGAGTTCAATCTTGGTCATCTTCCTGCTCCACTTCTTCATCTTCGTTGGCTTCAACTGTGATTTCTAATCGTTCCATGGCTTCATCTACCGACTTGCCGTCTAAGACGTCCTTGATCATGTGACTTACATCGTGCAACGCTTTAGCTTTAGCTCTCCCTTTTTCACTATCAGGCACTAATCCGATGTCTTGCATAAGTAGGAATGCTACGCTTGCGTCGTGCATTGCTTTCTGAAGTTGTTTGATTTTTTTGATTGTGCGAATTGCTTTAAACATATTTTTCTCCTTGTTCTTTTTCTTTATAAACTGCCAACTGTCGCTTTAAATCATAGTTTTCTTGCTCGAAAGCAAAGCGACGCTTGCGCTCTTCAAATAGATCGTTCATGAGTTCAATCGCTACCTCTCGCCAATCAAGGTTGACTGATTTAATAACCCCTTCAAGTCTGAGTTTTAATTTAGTAAGTAATTTCATTAAGCTACATCCTCCTCGTTAGATCGCTTGTTCATGCCTAGAATGATGTCATAGTACAAATGACCAGCAGGGATGACATATCCTGTTAGATCTTCAACGATTGAGCCGTCTGCCATAATGTTTACAATTTTTGGTTTCCATTGCTCTTTTTTATTTTTCATGTTATAATTTCCTTGAATAATTTTGTTGAGCGCCTGATTGCCGTCAGGTGCTTTTTGTTATTTTGAGAATGTATAAACACATCCCTGCGTTGCGTAATTCATCAACTCGTTCATTTTTCTTGTGAATTGATAATCGTCTGTTTTCAGCAATCGCTCTTTCAGCAAGCTAGATAGTTGATAGTAATTACTTTCAAAATCATCTATCTGCTGCTTCCGTTCTTCTTTTGTCAAAATGGTAAGGTCCTCCTGTCCTCTGCGCTCTCTGGATATTTAAATATTAAATCCTTCGCGCCCTTCGCAACCCTACTAATAAGACTCGAATCAAACACTTGTTTCATACCATCACCATTAAGGTTGGTTGTGAAAATCGTCTTATCCCTTGCATCTAGCAGAGTGTATAAGAAATCCTTCTTCCATTGAGTTTGATCGCCCTTCCCAAAATCATCCAGAATCAAGTAATCAACCTTTTTCAGCAAGTCTAGCCATTCGTCCGTTGTCCGTGCATCTGTTCGATTGAAACCACTTTGAATTTTCTGAAACATGGTAGGAACGTTCATAAAGAGCACGCTCTTAGGATTGTTATTTGCTTTAAAATCGATATTCAACTTCTTAGCAATAGCAATCGCTAGATGTGTCTTTCCTCGGCCTGGTTTGCCAAATATTACCGTATTCCCTTTGCCGTCTTGAAAATAGTGCCTTGCCACTCTAAGAGCGAAGTTCCTCGCTTCTTCATCCGTCTTATTTGAAACCGTGAAGGTCTTAAAACTTGCATCCATCATGTCACTTGGCATCAAGCTATTGCGTGCTAACACGTCGAATGTGCTGCTTAGGATTGTCGAGGTGTAGGCTTCACCGACTTTCTTTGCTTGTTCCCTTGCCATATCTTCACGCTGACATTCAGGGCAAAACGTAGGCTGATAAGGCCCTTTCCGCCCTTTAGCCTTGACTGGTTGTTTGAGCGTCCACATGAAGCAAGAGTGTTTCTGGCAAATCTCCTTCTCATTCACATAGTGGATAGGCTCAAGTCCTAATTTTTGCATTCAACACCCTTTCTAAAACGGTAACGGATCGTCGTATTCCTGGAATACAACTCTGTCGCTTCCTGCGTTTGTTCTTCTCGTAGGCTTCTGCCTATTTTCGACCAACTCAGCAGTGACCAGACCTTTCTGCTTCCAGTCCCTCAAGATGCTGCTGAGATACTTGAAATAAGGCTTACCATTGCCTACACATTCCTTGATTGCTAACTTAATGACTTCTTTGCTATGATCTTGCAAGAATGACTTCAAATCCTCAATTTCAAACGGTGTTGGATAACGACCGAACTCTGAAAAAATCCAATCGTGAACAATTCCTAAATCATTCTGTGGTGGTGCGTCCTCTATTCTATATAAAGAGTTATCACCAGCACCATCTGGTTCATTTAGTCTTGATATATTAGTCTTGATATTATCAGTCTTGATTGACTGTAATTTTTCCAGTTCTTGACCTGTATTTTTTACAGTTCCGTACTGTAATTTTTCCAGTTCTTGACCTGTATTTTTTACAGTTCCAGAAATATATAATCGATTAGGTTTATTTACTCCTTGTCTTTCTTCTTTAATCAATCCGAAGTCTTGTAGTTCTTTCTTTGCTTTAATTACAGTTTTTTCATTGCAATTAAGCAATTCCATGAACTGCTGGTTTGTAAAGTAGATAAAGACATCTCCGTTTTTGTCATGCCATTTATTTTGAACAGACAATGTACGTCTATCAAAAATCAGCATGTACATAACTTTCGCCCTCAGACTCAAATTCTTGTATTCTTCATCCAGTAACCACTGCGGAAACTGATAGAAAGCGTTGTTCTTTACTTCGCTTATTTTCAATCATTCTTTCTCCTTTACTCTTCAAACTTTTCCCACGACTCGCTGATTCGCAACTTCTTATTAATACGAAGCTTCAAGTCATCGCTCCCTTTTCCATCTTTCAGCAACTGCGTGATGGCTGATGGACTAACACCTACAACAATGGCCAAGTCCGTCTGCGACCATCCACGTTGTTCAATTCGCTCTTTCACAAGCTCGACCCATTTACGATGTTGTTGGCTCATGCGACCTCCTCCTTTTATTTTTAATAGAGTTAAAGAGTTAGTAAATTATTTTATAAAACGCTTGACAGTTTTTAGCGTATCTGCTAAAATGAAAGCATAATTAAAAACCTTGATAAAACGTTATATCTATCAATTTTCTTGCTCGCCAAAGCTATTTATTTTTAGATAAGTTTTAACTTCGTTTTTTACTAACTCATTAACTTACAAAAACTATTTTAGCGTAAACGCGAAATAATGTCAACTACTTTTTGCGTATTTTGTAAAATATTTTTTGTCATGTCTTAGAAAGGCTGATAAATCAATGTTTTCTACTTTTGAAATCGTAAAAGATTTATGTGAAAAACAAGGGATTTCGCTAAATGCTTTAGAAGATAAGCTAAAGCTAGGCAAGAATTCTTTGTATGGGTTGAAAAGGAATCAACCGTCTGCTGAACGGCTGCAACAAATCGCCGACTACTTCAACGTATCCACTGACTATTTGCTTGGACGGACGGATAATCCTGCTATTGCTAACGCAAAAGAACAATTCTTTTTTGAGGGCAAAGAGGTGGATGTTGAAGAGCTCGCTTCTACTGCTATGCGCTTCAATGGTAAACCGCTAACTGAAGAAGACAAAAAAGCAATTCAAAACATAATAGAGATTTATCTTAGAAAACAATAATAAAGGTCGGATTGTTTATGACTGAAAAAGAATTTTCTCAAAATCTAGGTATAGATATAGAGATTTTTGAAGATGGTCTATTTCCAGATGAAGCTTTTTACATTCCAGCTCTCAAAACTATGTTTTTGAGCGATTCTATATCTGATGAAAAAAGGGTACAAGTCGCTTTACATGAGATAGGCCATAGAGGTCACACTCCAGAAGCTTATCATCTCTTTAGGGAGAAATGTGAGCTGGAAGCTAATAGAAATATGATTCATCATCTTATGAAAGCTGAGTTGGATATAGCCGAAGACGCCAATGCATTTAATTATCTAGTATTTATGGAAAAGTATAATTTAAAAACCATTGCTGATGAAACAATGGTCAAAGAAGAATATTTAGCATTGGTGAATTAGAAAAGTAAAAAATATGTGCAACAACCGAACCACAATAAAAGCTGTTAGGAGGTTTCTTATGAAACAAGAAAGTAAAGTTTTAGGGATTTTAGCCATTGTTTTCGGAGCAATCGCTCTTCTAGGTTCATGGGTCCCGATTATCAATAACATATCGTTTCTATTCGCTATCATAGCCCTTGTATTCGGTATCGTCGGTCTCTTTGTTAACAGAAAAAGAACAAAGACACTCGCTATTATCGGTACTATTATTTCAGTAGTATCAATAATTATTGTCCTTGCGACTCAAGCTATGTATGCTAAATCTCTCGATAAAGTTAGTAAAGATGTAGAACAAGCAGTTAGTTCAGCAAGTTCTTCAATCGAGTCTTCTCAAAAAGAAAAGGACGCTAAATTTAACTGGACAAAAGAGCAGTTTGATGCACTTGTGACTGGTGATATTGCTAATAGAGGCGCAGGTGGTTCTAACTATGACGATATTGTTAAAGAACACGGTGAACCAAACGATACTACGACGAGCACAGTTAATGATCACGAAAACAAAACAATCTCTTACACTTCGATTGGTACTAAATACAAGACTGTTATCCTAACATTTGCAAAACAAGATGACGGAACTTTCTTGTTGATTACTAAAGTTGGTAACGGTTTGGAATAAAAAAACAACAAAAAAGCCCCACGCTCTCAAACTTTGGCGAGTCTGAGCGTGAGGCAATTAGGATAGTAAAAGGCATTAAAAAGCCCTTTTTACTATACCCTATTTTATCAAAAAGGGGGTATAAAATCAATGAAATCAACAAATAAAGTAGCCATCTATGTCAGAGTATCCACTACCAATCAGGCAGAGGAAGGATACTCGATAGATGAGCAGATAGACAAGCTAGAGGCTTACTGTAAAATCAAAGACTGGACGGTCTACAAGGTATACACTGATGGAGGTTTCTCAGGTTCTAACACTGACAGGCCAGCGCTAGAGAAAATGATAAAAGACGCTCAAAAAAAGAAATTTGATACAGTTCTAGTCTATAAACTAGACCGTCTCAGCCGTAGTCAGAAAGATACACTATTCTTGATTGAGGATGTATTCATCAAGAATGGTATAGAGTTTTTAAGTCTGCAAGAGAATTTTGACACCTCTACTCCTTTTGGAAAAGCTATGATAGGGCTTTTGAGCGTGTTTGCTCAGCTTGAGAGAGAGCAAATCAAGGAGCGCATGCAACTTGGCAAGATAGGACGTGCCAAGGCTGGAAAATCCATGATGTGGACTAAGACCTCCTATGGTTACGATTACCACAAAGAGACAGGTACGGTGACCATCAATCCAGCCCAGTCACTAGCTATCAAGTTCATGTTCAAGAGCTATCTATCAGGTAGGTCTATCACAAAATTAAGAGATGACCTAAACGATAAATTTCCCAAAGAAATACCTTGGAACTACAGAGGGGTCAGGATGATTTTAGGAAATCCCGTATACTGTGGATATAATCAATTCATGGGAGAAATATACAAGGGTACTCATGAACCTATTATCTCTAAAGAAGATTTTGATAAAACTCAGGAAGAACTCAAAATCAGACAAAGAACTGCGCTTGAAAATAATAACCCTCGGCCATTTCAAGCCAAGTACATCCTATCTGGTATTAGTCAATGCGGCTATTGTGGTGCGCCCTTAAAACTATTGATGGGAATGGTCAGGAAGGACGGCACTAGGTTCATCAGGTACGAATGCCACCAGAGACACCCTAGGAAAACTAAGGGCGTGACTGTATATAACAATAATGAAAAATGTGACTCAGGATTTTACGAAAAAGATGCCCTGGAAAACTATGTGCTGACAGAGATTAGTAAGCTACAAGATGATACTGGTTATCTAGATAAAATATTTTCAGGGGACAATGCTGAAACCATAGACCGTGAGAGCTACAAGAAACAAATAGAGGAGCTCTCGAAGAAACTGAGCAGACTTAACGACCTCTATATAGATGACCGCATTACTCTTGAGGAGTTACAGAGTAAGTCGGCTGAATTTATAAGCATGAGGGCGACTCTTGAGACTGAACTGGAAAACGATCCAACACTCAGGAGGGACAAAAGAAAGGCCGATATGAGGGAGCTGCTAAACGCTGAAAAAGTATTTTCAATGGATTACGAGAGACAGAAGATACTAGTTAGAGGAATTATAAATAAGGTTCAAGTCACGGCTGATAAAGTTGTCATCAGATGGAAAGTATAA